TATGAATCCAGCTACACCTTCTTTCTTAGGTACTGATATAGTAAATACAAATACACAAGGATTTGACTTATCATCAGCTGAAGCTAGTGGTACGTTAGCTTACAAACGAGCAATCAATGCTGTAAGTAATCCTGATGAATTTGATATCAACTTACTTGTAACACCAGGTGTTCTACATAGATTACACTCACAAGTTACTAATCATGCTATATCAAAAGTAGAAGCTAGAGCAGATGCTTTATTCATAATGGATACAGGTGATATTGATGATAGTATTAATACCGTCATTGATGCTGTTAGTGCTTTAGATACTAACTATGTAGCAACTTATTATCCTTGGGTAAAACTTGTTGATAGTAAAACACAAGTTCCTGTATTTGTACCACCTTCAGTGGTATTACCAGGAGTCTTAGCATTCAATGATAGTGTATCACATGAATGGTTTGCTCCAGCAGGACTCAACAGAGGAGGCTTAGCCGGATTAGGTGTGACTGAAGCCAAGACACGTCTTACACATGCTGAGAGAGATAGACTATATGAGGGTAGAATCAATCCTATAGCATCTTTCCCAAGTCAAGGTGTTGTCGTGTTTGGACAGAAAACACTACAATCTAAACCTTCTGCTTTAGATAGAATCAACGTACGTAGATTGTTGATTGCACTTAGAAAATTCATTGCTAGTGCTTCACAATTCTTAGTATTCGAACAGAATACTGCAGCAACACGTAATAGATTCTTAAACATAGTGAATCCTTATCTCGAACAAGTACAACAAAATAGTGGTTTAAGTGCTTTCAGAGTAGTAATGGATGATACTAATAATACAGCAGATGTTGTTGATAGAAATCAGTTAGTAGGTCAAATATTTATACAGCCTACTAGAACTGCAGAGTTTATAGTATTAGACTTTGTTGTTCAACCAACAGGAGCTACATTCCCTGAGTAAGTCTAACTTATTAAAACAAATGTAATCTATAAAAAAGCCTCGATTTTTGTCGGGGCTTTTTGTTTTTTACATAAAATTTTACCTTTTGATATTTATTAATGAGTGAAAATAAAGGACTTTTTTAGGAGATTAAAGAATGGCTACATTAGACCCTTCAGAAATTATGTTTACACCATTTGAACCGAAGACAAAAAATCGGTTCATTATGTATATTGAAGGTGTACCTGCTTATTTAATAAAAGCTGCAAATAGACCACAGATACAATTTGAAGAGATTGTATTAGACCACATCAATGTCAAAAGATATATTAAAGGTAAAGGGGCATGGCAACCTATCGATATTATGTTGTACGACCCGGTTGTACCTTCAGCAGCTCAAGCAGTTATGGAATGGATACGAACATCACATGAATCCGTAACAGGTCGTGATGGTTACTCAGATTTTTACAAAAAAGACGTGACTTTTAATTTATTAGGTCCAGTAGGTGATAAAGTTGAAGAATGGACATTAAAGGGTACGTACATTGAAAATGCTAATTTCGGTGAATTGGATTACGCTACAAGTGACCCAGCTGAAATTACATTAACACTTAAATACGATTACGCAATATTACAATTCTAATAGGAGTTTAAAATGAGTGAATGGTTAGCAGCAAATTGGGAATATGTTTTAGCAGTACTTTACGCTGTAGAGAAAATTGTTAAACTTACCCCAACAAAATACGATGACATTATTTTTGATATGGTTTTGAAACCAATTAAGGACAAAATCACACCATCAAAATAAAATGTTATTTGGAACCAAACGGTTATAATTATAATTGGTTATTAAAATAATTCATAAGGAAATATAATGACAGATTTCAAATTCCCTACGGAAATCGTTGATTTACCGTCTCAGGGACATTTCTATGTGCAAGGTCATCCTTTATCCTCTGGTAAAGTAGAGATAAAATACATGACAGCTAAAGAAGAAGATATTCTTACTTCTCAAAATCTAATACAACAAGGTACAGTTATCGAAAAACTATTACAATCTTTGATTATAGATAAATCAATTAAAGTTGATGATATGTTGATTGGTGATAAGAACGCTATAATGGTAGCAGCTCGTATTCTTGGTTATGGTAAAGACTATGAGTTTACGTATGATGATACAGAACAATCAGTAGACTTAACAAAACTTGAACCTGTTGATTTAGATTTTTCTAAATTCCCTAAAGGTAAGAATCAATTCGAATACACGTTACCTAACTCTCAAAGAGAGGTAACTTTTAAATTATTGACGGGTAATGATGAGAATCAAATTGATGAAGAAACAAAAGCAAGAACAAAAATATCAAAAGAACAAAGTTCTGAACTCACTACAAGATTAAAACACATGATACTTTCAGTGGATGGTAAATCAGAGCCATCTTATATAAATAATTTTGTAGAGAATGAATTTTTATCAGTTGATTCGTTAGAATTTAGAAAATACTTATCATCAATCACACCTGATATTGATATGAGTACCACAATAACAGATTCAACTGGAAAGGAACAGGTGATTACGGTTCCTGTAACCGTACGATTTTTTTGGCCTTCCGCCTGAATATAAACTTCGTATTCACGAAGAGATATTTCAACTAATACTACATTCCAGAGGTGGTTTCACTTTTAAGGAAGCTTACCAACTACCCATATATCTTCGTACGTTTTATCTGAAACGACTTCAAACCTTCTATAAGAAGGAAGCAGAAGACTTACAAAAACAACTCAATAAACATAATATACCAGTTAAAAAGTAATTTTTTGTATATTTGATATTTATTATTGAGTTATAACACTTAATATTATTCGGAGATTTTAATGCCTAAATATAAATTTGTTAGTGAAGGTGTCGTAGACAAAATAGTGGGAGCTATATTTGGTTCAGTCGGTAAAAAATTCACATCAAAAGCTTTATCCGATTTATCAAAAAAAGACCCAAAATTAGCAAAACAAATCAAAGATTTAGAAAAACGTAAAAAAGACATGCAAGTCTATATCAAAAACAATCAGGCAATGTTAAAAAAACGTTATCCTGACGCTTTTTAAAGAAACAATAACTTATGGCTAAAAACTATACAGAAGCTGATAGAAAACGAGATATCAAAGATATTCTTAGTCTTGAAAGAGAACTAACAGCTCTTAGTGAAAAAAACTTCAAAACAGTTTCGAAAACATTGGGAGTGCAAGAGGACCTTGCCGACGTAGCTTCCAAACAAACGAAAGACGCAAAATTTAGACAAAATGTTTCTCAACAGACATTAAAAAGTCTTAAAGAAAGATTAGGGAAGTCTAAAGAAATTAGAGAAGCTGTAATGAATACATATCCTGGTATGTTTCAGATGGCAGCAGGAGCTAAATCAACTCTTGATAATTTAAAACTTGTGGCTAAGTCAGGTGTAGGATTAGTAGGTATAGTGATAGGGATTGCTAAAGCTTTCGTAAAGGTAGCAAAAGCGGTCACCGATACACGTAAAGATTTAGGTGTTTCAGTTACAGAAGCAGCAGCTCTCACGGTAGCTAATCAAGGTTTAGGACAAGCGGCTAAAGCATTTGGACTTACTTTAGAAGAAGATATTTTACCAGCTCAAGCTGCTATCAGAAAAGAATTAGGTGCTAGTGTAAATGAAGCTTTCATGTTAAGTATGAACTTTGCAAGGACAGCCGCCGCAACTGGTCAAACAAGTGACCAACTAGCTAAAACACTTTCTGTAATGGAATCAGTATCATCAGCAAGTAGAGATGTTCTTTTAAATCAAATCAGAACAAATGCTGCTTTAGCCGGTCAAGCAGGTGTTACTCCAGCTCTCGTGATGCAAGACATAGCAGACAACGCTCAGTTTTTTGCTAAGTTTGCTAAAGATGGAGGTATGAATATTTTAAATGCTAGTATAGCTGCTAGAAAATTAGGATTAGAGTTAAGTGCTGTTGAGAGTATCTCAGAATCATTATTAAGTTTCGAATCAAGTATCGAGAATCAATTACAGGCCTCTTTATTACTAGGAAGACAAATCAATCTTGATAAAGCTCGTCAATTAGCGTTTACTGGTGACCAAGAAGGTGTGATGAGAGAGATATTGAAACAAGTAGGTGGTGAGGTAGAGTTTAATAAAATGAATGTTATACAGAGAAAAGCTTTAGCAGATAGTGTTGGTGTGAATGTGGAACAATTATCAAGACTTGTGAGAAACAATACAGCTGGAGCAGCAGCAGGAGGAGAAGGAACTAATCCTATGATTGGATTGACAGAAGAAACAAACTCGATACTTAGAAGTATCAATAGGAATTTTTAGATAATGGGTGTAGTAGATTTAGAATCAAGTTTATCAGGAAGGCCAGGACGAGCTAAAGACCCTCAAATCGAGGGAAGAAAACAACGTGCTCTACAAAAGAGACAAGCAGAACTAGACGCTCAAAAAAGGGTTGACGCTAAACGTAAACTTGAACAACAATCAGCTAAACTACGAGAAATCAACCTTATCGATAAAACACAAAACACTAGGACTATTCAAGCAGCTAACCAAGCTCTCAGAAAATTTAAAGTACCTAGTAGAGAGATAGGTTTCTTTAAACCAACAGCTATTCTTGCAAAACGACCAACAACCACACCTCTTAATGCTTTCGTACCTGATGGGATACCTAACAACGTCTTTCTTGATAGTTCAGGAGCCTTCAATCCTATTGATACAAATGTACAAAAATACGTTCAAACACGAGTTGATAAATCAGAACGACCTACACCAATTCAAATACAACACAACAATCCTCCCCCACGTATCAGTAG